CGCGGACTCCAACCAAGCCTGCGTGGAAGTGTATGGTGAGTTTCCAAGCGCGGGTGAGGATCAATTCATCTCGCCCAACCTTGTCAACGACGCCATTAAGCGCGAACCGCACAAAGACATGACGGCGCCGGTCGTGATGGGCATCGACCCAGCGCGCGGCGGGGCCGACAGCACCGTGATCGCCGTACGCCAAGGCCGCGACCTGATCGCCATCAAGCGGTACTCAGGCGAGGACACTATGCAGATCGTCGGGCGGGTGATCGACGCCATCGAAGAATTTAAACCGACGCTGGTGGCTATCGACGAGGGCGGCCTAGGTTACGGCATCCTTGACCGATTGAATGAACAACGCTATAAGGTGCGTGGGGTGAACTTTGGCTGGAAAGCCAAAAACTCTATTATGTGGGGCAATAAGCGCGCCGAGATATGGGGCGCTATGCGCGAGTGGTTGAAATCTGCGTCAATCCCTGACGACCGGCAATTAAAATCGGACTTGACAGGCCCGATGAAAAAGCCAAACTCCTCGGGGACAATTTTCCTAGAAGGGAAAAAAGAAATGCGCGCACGAGGTCTGGCCTCCCCCGACGCTGCCGATGCTCTGGCGGTGACGTTTGCGTATCCTGTTGCGCACAGAGAGTACCGCGAGTCGGCACCGCGCCGGTCATACAGCGGCAAAGGCGTAGACTTTAACCTTTCATGGATGGGATCATAAACATGTCTAACACTAAACCTATTGGCGTCGCGTTCACTGACCAAGATATTATTGGTTCGCAATATGTGCTGTCAAGCGAACAGCTTGGCTACACCACCGACGCGCAAGGTACGGTTACGCAGGCTACCAGCAAGTCAACTGCGGTAACGTTAAATAAGTCCGCTGGGCAGATCGTAATGAACAACGCCGCGCTGGCGTCTGTTACCAATGTAACTTTTACGCTTAATAACAGTTTCATTAGCTCAAATGACATTGTTATTTTGAATGTTAGCGCTGGCGCAACGGCTGGGGCGTACAATGTGTGGGTGAGCGGGTTGTCGGCTGGCACTGTAACCATCACTGTTCGTAACATCTCTGGCGGGTCTTTGTCAGAAGCCGTTACGATTAACTTTGCTCTTATCCATTGCCAATAAGGTGTTGTGATGGCTAAACTTGCAACAAAAGCGCGTAATGCGCTCGCCAAATCCGAGTTTGGGATGCCCGGCGAGCGCAAATATCCAATGCCTGACAAATCGCACGCCGCCAATGCCAAGGCGCGGGCAACGCAAATGGTGAAGGCGGGCAAGCTAAGCCCGTCGGCTAAATCAAAGATTGACGCTAAAGCTAACAAAATCCTTAAAGGTAAGTGATATGGCGACCAAACCCGGACTTTATGCCAACATTCACGCCAAGCGCGAACGTATTAAAGAAGGGTCTGGCGAAAAAATGAGAAAGCCGGGGGCTGCTGGCGCGCCAACGGCCAAAGCGTTTAAACAATCAGCTAAAACTGCGAAGAAAAAGTAAATCATGGCTAACACCGATTATACAGGCATTAACGCAGCAGCAAGCGTCGCAAACGTAGGCTCCGCTAAAAAACGTAGCAAGGACGATGTTCTTGCTACCATGCGGCACCGACTGACATTGGCTATCGGAGCGTATTCCGAAAGCCGCGAAGATGAGTTGGACGATTTGCGGTTCTTTGCAGGTTCGCCTGATAATCAATGGCAATGGCCTGCCGACGTATTGGCGACCCGTGGGGCAGTGCAGGGGCAAACCATCAACGCGCGCCCGTGCTTGACCATTAACAAACTGCCGCAGCATGTGCGTCAGATCACCAACGAACAGCGTCAGAACCGCCCCGGCGGTAAAGTCATTCCGGTGGATGACAAAGCCGACGTTGAGGTGGCGGAGATTTTTGAAGGTATGGTGCGCCATATCGAGTATATTTCAGACGCCGACATTGCATACGATACCGCCAACGAAAACCAAGTAACGTATGGCGAAGGGTATTGGCGTTTGTTGACCGAATATTGCGACGACAATACGTTTGACCAAGACATCAAGATCGGGCGCATCCGCAATTCGTTTAGCGTCTACATGGACCCGATGATTCAAGACCCGTGCGGTGCGGACGCTCAATGGTGCTTCATTACCGAAGACATGCTGAAGTCCGACTACGAGCGTATGTTCCCTGACGCTACGCCGCTGTCCACCATCCAAGCGCAAGGCGTGGGTGATGAAAGTTTGCAACAGTGGTTGGACGAAACTACCGTTCGGATTGCCGAGTATTTTTACATTGAGTACGAGCCAGCCAAATTAAACCTTTACGTTGGCAATGTGTCTGTGTTCGACGGTACGCCCGAGGACAAGCACTATAAGTCAATGGGTATGAAGCCGATCAAGTCGCGCACGGTAGACCGTAAAAAGGTCAAATGGTGCAAGACAAACGGCTACGAGATGCTGGAAGAAAACGAATGGGCCGGTCAGTGGATTCCGGTGATTCGTGCGGTTGGTAACGAGTTTGAAGTTGACGGCCAGCTATACCTTGCCGGTATTGTGCGTAATGCTAAAGACGCCCAACGTATGTACAATTATTGGGTGTCGGCTGAAACGGAAATGCTGGCGCTGGCGCCTAAAGCACCGTTTATTGGTTACGGCGGTCAGTTTGAAGGTTACGAGCAACAATGGAAAACGGCCAACGTCAACAACTGGCCCTATTTAGAAGTCAATCCTGACGTTACGGATGGTCAAGGTTCAGTATTGCCGCTTCCTATGCGTGCGCAACCCCCGATGGCGCAAACAGGGCTTATTCAAGCTAAAATGGGCGCTTCGGACGACATTAAAGCTACAACAGGCCAATATGATTCCAGTTTGGGCCAAACGTCTAACGAACGTACTGGCCGCGCTATTCTTGCCCGCGAAAAACAAAGCGACATCGGCACTTACCATTACGGCGACAACCTCGCCCGCGCGATTCGGTTCAGCACACGTCAGATTGTGGATTTAATTCCTAAAATTTATGACACGCAACGGATTGCGCGTATTGTTGGGATTGATGGCGACATCAAAACAGCCAAGATTGACCCGACGCAACAAGAGCCGGTCAAAAAGATTATGGACCCCAACAATCCCGCGGTTGTATTGGAAAAAATTTACAACCCAAGCGTCGGTAAATACGACGTTTGCGTATCGGTTGGCCCAAGTTATATGACCAAACGTCAAGAAGCGCTTGACGCCATGACCCAACTGTTGCAGGGCAACCCGCAACTGTGGCAGGTCGCGGGCGATTTGTTCATTAAGAACATGGATTGGCCCGGCGCGCAGGAAATGGCGGCTCGATTTGCTCGCACGATTGATCCGAAAATTTTGGATGCGTCTGACAAATCACCCGCGCTTCAAGCAGCTGAACAGCAAATTCAGGCGATGGGTAAAGAGATGGAGCAAATGCACATGATGCTCCAGAACGTCCAGAAGTCGTTTGAAGCGCAAGACGTGGCCCGTAAAGCCTATGAAGCGCAGATTAAAGCCTATGACGCTGAAACCAAGCGCATTGCCGCCACCGCGGCTAATATGACGCCTGAACAGATCCAAGAAGTGGTGATGGGAACTGTTCACGGCATGATTACAAGCGGTGAATTGGTTGGCGAAATGCCGCAAATTGGTTTAATGGGTGAACAACCTGAAATGCCGCAACAAATGCCTCAAATGCCGGGAATCGGACAATGATGAAAGCTGCTGACTTTATCGGAATGTTGTTTTTAGCGCGTGATGTCACCCATTCAGTGCATCTTAACACACGTAGTTACGCAAAACACAAAGCACTTAACAAATTTTATGATGAAGTTGTTGAATTGGCTGACGATTTTGCCGAAGCGTATCAAGGTCGTCACGGATTGGTTGGCCCTATTCAACTCCAACCCACCAAAAAATCGTCAAATGTGATTGATTTTCTTCAAGAACAGCTTGATGAGATCGAAAACTGCCGTAATGAAGTGGTTGACGAAAAAGACACAGCATTGCAAAATATTATCGACGAAATTGTCGCTTTATATTTAAGCACGCTGTATAAGTTGCGCTTTCTTGCTTGATTAACCTATGAAAAGGTGGCTAAAAATGGAACTTTTAACTGCTTGCAGTGATGTAAATTTCCCTGCTAAAACAGCGTCATACACCGGCACCGCAGGGTCTACCGGCACTTGGGTCGCAGGTCCACAAGGTGTTTTGGTGTGGGGTTCGTCCGATATGTACGTCACCGTTGGTGAAGGCGTAACGGCAACCACATCATCTACACCAATTCCCGCCAACACTCCCGTTCCGTTGACCGTACCGCCCGGCACTGGCGCCCCTTGGCGCGTCAGTGCTATTCAGGTAAGCGCCAGCGGCACGCTGTACGCCAAACCGATGAACATTCGATGAGTTGGGGCGGGAGCGTTCGAGTTGGGGTCTCCGTAAGCCTAGCGGCTGTGGCGACCTTTGGACGCGCTCTTGCGGGCGCGGTCAGTGGTATCTTTTTAGGTACAGAGTCCAATGCGACTTTGACTACCGAAAGCGGCGCTTTGCTGCTTATTGAGCCAGTGGTTTGACGTTTACGCCAAACTACTATATCTTAACCGTACTAACCCGGCTGGTTAGGTGATCTGGAAGGATCAAAAATGATTGAAGATAATGAAGTACCAGTGGTGGATACCACGCCGGAACTGGAAGCTACGGCAGCACCAGCCCCCGAAGTAGAAACGCCGGACGAAAAGCCCGCTGAGTCTAAGGTCTTTACACAAGAAGAACTTGATGCAGCGATTGGCAAGCGCCTCGCAAGAGAACAGCGCAAATGGGAACGGGAACAAGCTAGATTGACTGCTGAAAGGCAGGCAATGGCTGCTCCGACAAATGTTTCGCAAGACAACTATTCATCTGTTGAAGAATACGCCGCGGCTTTGGCGTCTCAAAAAGCAGAAGAATTGTTACGTCAACGCGAATTGTCGAAGCAACAAGCTGAAATCCGTGAAGCCTATGCAGATCGTGAAGAAGATGCGCGCGGACGATATGATGACTTTGAACAAGTCGCGTATAATCCTAGCCTTCCTATTACAACTGTTATGGCAGAAGCCATCCAAACGTCCGACGTTGGTCCTGATGTAGCATATTATTTAGGATCAAACCCGAAGGAAGCGGATCGCATTTCCCGTCTGTCGCCGACTCTACAGGCTAAAGAGATTGGTAAGTTGGAAGCCAAATTGGCTAATGACCCGCCCGTGAAAAGAACCTCGAGCGCACCAACACCTCTTAGCACTGTTAAACCCAAAGGGTCCAACGCTCCCACGATGGACACAACTGATCCAAGGTCTATTCAAGCGATGTCTACGTCGGAATGGATTGCGGCAGAACGGGCCAGACAGATTAAGAGAATGGAAGCGACGAAATACCGCTAACTCAATACCTTTGGAAAGGTTGATCTACAATGGCTAACTCAATTCTTACGATTGACATGATTACGCGGAAGGCTCTCGAAATTCTTGAGAACAACCTCGTAATCTGCCGCAACGTGAACCGTCAGTACGACGACAGCTTTGCTGTTGAAGG